TCTGCTGTTGTGGGATTTGTACAGGAAACTCTTCTTCCTGTAAAGGGGGTAGTTTGAAACTCTTTGCCTGCATCAACTTCAGGTTTGCCGCCTGAAGTGCCTGCTGAGCCTCGACCAACTTGTCTGCATCGCCCGCCTCATACGCCTCTTTATAGGCGCGTTTGGCGGCTTCGATTTCCAAACTGGCGGCGTTCTGGGTAACATTCACGTACTCCTTCTCGCCTTGGGAGAGGATTTCCTTTATCCGTTTATTTTCGTCAAGCAGCTTTTTGGCGAACGTCAGCGCCTCCTGCTGCTCGCGAAGAGCGGCTTCTTTCTCGCGGCGCTCGTCGTGCCAGACCTTGCGCATCTGCTTGAGTTTGACCTTGACGTTATCGTCATACTGGTCAAGCTCATCCTTCTCCAACTCCTCCACCAGAGGCTTGGGCATCGGGGTCTTGCCACGATCATCCGGGGGAGTGTCGTCTTCGATCTCGATTTCAAACGGGGCTTCCGCCTTGATCTCAACGTCAGACGTTTTTTGTGCGTCCTGCTCGTCGGGGAACTTGTATTCAGATTGGTCCATACTTGCCATTTTATGCTCCTTTATTTGCGCTTGATTCCACGCGGATCATCTACCACGCCTTCTACCGAATCATCATTGATGATGCGGAATTCACGCCCGTGAATAACCAGACGGGAGCCGGTATGGGGCCTAATCAGAACGAAATCTCCCTTCTGACACCAAGGACCGGTCGGAAATCGCACCGGGTCTTTGTAGCAATCAGGGCCAAGTTCTACAACAAAGAGGACCGTAGTCAGGGTTTCTTCGATACGAATAGTCTCATCTGACTTAACGAGGCCAACGTCGCCTTCAAACTCCTTGTCCACCTCTGGGACGGCACACAGGATGCGGTACCCCACAGGTTTGGGCAGTTGTTTGCCCTTTTCGGCTGCTGTCGCCTCAAAGTTGTAGGCTCCCACAACTTGTGGGTTGTTGGCGTCTGTAGCCAACAAGATGCCATTAGTCATCCAATTTCTCCATGGTTTGTTTAAGGTCTAGTGCGTAGCCCCGCGCAATGAGAAGACCCCGAATCTCACCGCACAGTTTCTTGTATTCCTCAAAGGTCTCGGCCTTACCCTCGGCCAAGTGGTCCTTGAGTTGGGCAACCTTTTCGTCAAGCTGCCCAACGATCACATCCATTGCGTCCATCAATCTCCTCTCTTAGCAGGGGCCTGCCGCCGCGCTTGCAGTCGCTCCTGCATGGCACGCAACTGCTCCTCGGCGTTCTTGTTGGACAAGTGCTTGAGTACGTCAACAGCTATGTTGGCGGACTCCATCTCGCGGTCCTTGGTCATGGACGCAGCGGTCTTGAGCAGGTCGTTCTTCTGCTGCATCTGGGCGGTTTGCTGCTGTGAGGCGATGCGTTCCCGCTCCACCTGCAACTGCTGCGCCTTGAGTGCGACATCAGCCTGATCCTTCTGCGCCTTGCGCTGCTGCTCAGCCTGCTTGATCTGAAGCTCCTGCATCTGCATCTGGACAATCGGGTCTTGCGCCTGCTGCTGAGCTTGCGCAGCCTGCACCTGCTGGGTGTTCTGCTGGAGCAGACGCTGTGCGGCCTGCGCCAACAGCGGTGACAGGCGGGCCTCCACCTCGGGAGACATGTTGATCTCCTCACCCGTCTCATCCTTCTGCGGGGGCAGAGACATGCCCAACTGCTGCTCGATCTGCTTGCGGTACTCAAACCCAAGGTGCTCATTGACGTGCGCCATCATGGCCTGAGCCATCTGCTGCGCCATGGGGTTGTTCTGCAAGAGCGCCTGAATCTTCGGGTCTTGCATCGCGGCCATGTGCACCGTGATGTGCGCCTGATGATCTTGATACGCAAACGCCTTGACCGGCTTCATCATCAGCACGTTCTGGTTCTCGGTGATGGGGTCGGTCGGCTTCTGGTCCTCCTCCATCGGCACGAGCTTCTGCGCATCCTTGATACCCAACACGTCCAGCATCTGCCGATACAGCAGCGGCATATTGAACAAGTTCGGTGCCTGCTGCGCCAACTGGAACACAGCTTGGTACTGCACGATCTTCTGCGCCATGGTTGACGCGTTCGGATCAGACACGGGGATCACGTCCACGTCGTCGTAGTCCGACTTCTTGGCGCGGCGGTCGCCCTCGACCGGCTCGTAGCTGTACTCCTCGGGCGTATAGGCTGCGATGATGGCCTTAAGCAGCCGCAGTTCTTGCTTGAGGCTGTAGTGGATGCGGGCCTGCACTGCGCTCATCGTCTTGAGCGTGCGCTCAAGGATGGCCAGTGTGGTGCCCACCGGGGCTTGCGCCGACATGTCGCTGATCTGGAGGTCAGCGGTGTTTGCAAACCGACGTCCCTCCTCGACGATCTTGTCCATCAACGCAGCCAGAGCCTGCGACGGCTCCTTGTATGGCAGCGGCATGATGTTGTCACGCAGCGTGCCGGAGGGCACGTCCATATCGCGCCACTCGCCCGGAGAGATCGGCGTGTCGTCGCCCTTGGCCCTCATGCCACGGGTCTTGAAGCCACCGGGCAGGTTAGACAGCGAACCCGCGTCAACGAGTTGCCGCAGAAGAGAAGTGCCGCTCTTGGCGTATGCGCCGATCAGGTGGATCAGGCCAAAACAGTAGAAGCCAAAGCCGGGGATGTAGCCATAGTGCACGATGTGCGTGCGGCGACGATAAGTGGTGTCGTCCTCGTCCCAGTTACGCCGGATGGCCAGTACCTTATTTGTGCCCTTCTCGATAGTGACGATGTAAGGCAGCGCGATGCCGGTCTTCTCTCCGCTCTTGTCGGTGTGCTCAAACCCCTTGAGGTCAAGCTCGACCTGCATCTCCAGAATCTTGAACCGATCATCCGACGTGGCGCGAAAGCCCAGCTTCTCGGCGATCTTCTTCTCCACCTCGTCGAGCACCAGCGTTGGCTCTCCAAGGTCAACATCACGCCAGAATCCCGCGACCTGCAACTTGCGCACATCGTTCTCTGACTTGCGCATGACGTGTGTGATGCGCGGAGAAGACTGCAAGTCCGACGCGCCATAGGGCACCACAATGTCTTCGGCAGGCACAAAGATCGAGACTTGCCGCTCAAGACTGGGGTCGTAGTAGACCTTCTTGAACGCATTACCCGCCAGACCCAAGCCCCAGAGCATGCGCTCGTGCTCGGGCCTGTACTCGGTCATCACATCCGTGAGTTGGTAGTTCATGTCGTCAGCCACACGCTTGGCTGACTCTTTCTTGTCCGGGGTCTCGCGCCCGATGATCTGGGTCTTGACCGGCCCCTGCGCGGGGAACGTACCCATCATGGTCTCGGACTGGAACTTCACCAGTGCCTCAGACAGCAGCGGGTGCGTCACGCCGCACGCGCCTTCCCACGGCTCGGCACGCTCTTCGATCTTCATGCCCAGCAACTCCAGACCATCCACGTAGGTCTGAATCCAATCCTTGCGGGAGGCGATGTCCTCATCAAACTCGCCGGTCAACTGCTGGGCCAAAAGCTCCAGTTCATCCTCGCCCATGTGTTCTGCGAGGTTGGCGTTGAAGTCTTCGCCCGATTCGTCTTCTGCCTCGATTTCAAGAATCGGCATGCCGTCCACGCCCAGCGTGACTTTCTCAGGGTCTTCGATCTCGATTTCAATCGCAGGAGTCGCCGCGTCCATCGCTGCGATCTCCTCCAGCCCTTGCGGGGCGGCGTACAGAGACTTCTCAATCGCCATGATTCATCCTTAATAAAAAGCTGCTTTCTTGCGGTAGTACTGCGGCTCGTCTTCCTCGTCCGAATCAAGCGCAATAAATCCGCCCCTGCGGTAACGCAGCAGTGCCTGCGTCATGGAGTCCACCAAGTCGTCGTGTTCCCCGGACGGGAACGACGCAACTTCTTCAACCAACTCATCGGCCCAGTGTGTATTAGGCACCCAAACCCGGCCCGAGGCAAATATATCGGCCACGGCATTGAGTCGCGCAATCTTGTCCTGCCCCTTACTGGGCGTGAACTCTTGCACCGGAATACCCATGGCCCGGAGTTCAAAAATGAGGGGGGAGCCTGCGGCTTTGGCTTCCACAATCACCGAGTCAGGCTCCCACGTTTTCCACTCTTCGTAGGCTTTCTGCTTCAACTCGGGAAACTCCATGCGCTTCTTGAACGCATTGAGCAGGATGATGTTTGACTGCGGCTTGCCGGTGTCGTCGTCCTTGTAGAACACACCCCATGTGGTGCACGCGCTGTAGTCAGCACGCTCGGACTTCAGGAACGCCGTGTCCCACGACTGGATCAGAAACTCGCAGCGCGGTGGGCGGTCTTCTTCCCACACCTGCCACCACTCTCGTTTAACTATCGCGCTGACGTCGGACGTCGGCTGCTGCATGTACTGCGCTTGCCACTTGCCCGAGGGCAGTTCTTCCTTGAGCGCGTAGAGTTCTTTCTCGCTCCAGAACTGTGGCCACAGCGGTTTGCCACTGGGCAATATGGCGGGAAACTCGATGACTTCCCACTCCTCGCCGCCGCGTTGCGCAGCGGCCTTGAGCACTTGCGCCGTCAAGTCCCGCTTGGACCAGCGGGTCATCACGATGACAATAGCTCCCCCCGGCTGGAGACGCTGCCGTGGCCCCGAGGTATACCACTCGTATGTCTTATCGTAAATCTCGGGGTTAGTTTCCGCAAGAGTGGCTTCCTGCTCCGAGTGCGGATCGTCAATGATCAGCAAGTCGGCACCCTTACCAGTCACCGCACCGCCGATACCAATAGCGAAATACTCGCCCCCGAAGTTAGTGTTCCACCGCCCCGCCGCCTTACTGTCACTCTGGAGGTCCAACGCCGGGAAAATCCGCTTGTACGCAACCCCATCCACCAAGTTCCGCACCTTGCGCCCGAAGCCCACGGCCAACTCTGCCGTGT